TTTTGAGCAGGTCAGCCTCGAAAAGCTCACGTGAAGTCTCTAACGAAACTAGCCTTGCCGTCAACTCGGTGTATGCGAACACGCCAGCTGCAACGAGCAAAATCAAGCTAGCAACCGTCTTCATCGGCATCTGTACAGCTGCTTCTTCAGATATATTTAAAGGTTTTTTATTCATCTAATTTTGGTTTTGGTAAAGGCAGTATAAAATCTTCTGGAGGTTGTTTCAATGCCTTGTTGTCCATAGTCTTAGAATCTGGATTTTCTTTAACATAATCCTCTTTTAATTCATCCCAAAGACTGCCTTTAGGCATATTTTCTATCTCATCAACTTGGGGAACTACGCCTCTGCATTTAGATACTAATAATGCAAAGTTTTCATTTCGTGCAAGACTAGGGTTTTTATTAACCTTATTGCACATTTTCATTAATTCTAATTGTTGTTTAATGGCTGCGTTTTCTTTTGAAGTTTTACAGTCGGTGCCTAAATATTTTCTAAAGGTTAATCTTACTTCTTGAGAATTGCTTTCGTTCCAACTTCGGTCATAATTATCATATTCATAATCCCGATTAGATACAGATACATCTACTTCTCCACATCTAGTATTTCCATCGTTAAGATATTCGTTTCTAGCTTCAGCTGTAAACGTGCTTAGTACCCAAATAAAAAGAAAGCTAATAATTAATTTCACGATTAAGGTCCTTGATATCATATTCCATTTGCCTCACTCTATCGGCCAACACTTCATATAAATTTTCTGCCATTTCCCAAGTACCCTCTGCTCGTTCTAATTTTGCAATGATAGTATTTACTCCATCCGTAAGGACAGCCATATCTCTTTCAATATTTACGATGTTGACAGTTTTGATTTTTTCTATTTGTTCTGCATTTGCATTTATAGTGTCTGTTAAGTTTACAATATACTTAACACCTGTAAATGTTCCCACTAATACTGATGCTACCACCGGTACCATCACTATGTTTTTTTTGAGTAAAGCTGCTAGATCCATAGGGCATAAATTAGAAAATTATTGCACCAATGATTAAACCAGCTGCAAAAATACCAATATGATGTGCATGATATTTTACTAAAGCAATTGCTTTATTTTTTAATTCTTCCATATCTACCTCCTGTTAATATAGTTTATTATCCTGGGTTATTAGATGTCAACTCTGGTCCAGAGTATTTATCAGTCAATAAAACAACTGATGCAACACTTGTAAGAGTAGAACAAAACACACCCTTTGGAAAAACAATTCCGTCTTCAGGAAATGAAAAGTTAATTACATCTCCAGTAGGAATATCTAAGTTTAATAACTCAGTTCCAGTCTTTGTAGTAGTAGTTAAAACAACTGAGCCAGTGCCTCCTCCAGATGAAGATACAATTAAACCTCTTAATCTCACAGCAGGTGCTATCACCGCTGTTGTAGAAGCTGCTGTAAATCTTGTTGCTTGTATGTCATTTTTAAATGCCATGTAATTCTCCTGTTAAGGTGCTCCCGAAGGAGCACCAATTTTAATATTAGTTAGACTCTTTACCGTCATCTTTTACATAATAATGTAAGATTCCAGTAATAGTTCCACCAGCTGCTGCTGATGCACCTTTTCCACCAACTATTTTAATTCTTTCAGTTGCTGGAAGGTCTACGTTTCCTAAATCAACACCCGCAGTAGAGTCGCCTCCCCACACAGTTACAACTGTACCTGCGTCTGCGTCTGCTTCGTTAAGTAAACCATCAACATTTACGAAGTTAGTTCCACCATCAAAGTCAGTATAACCCATGTCAATTGTAGGTGTTGCACCGCCTGTAGCGTCACCGTTAAAAGTAATTCCAGTAACAACTGCGTTTAGTGGAAGAACAACTTTTCTTGTGTCCGTTGCTGAAACTTGAACGTCAGTTCCTTGATCTGCTGTTGGCAAAAAATAAAATTGTGCCTGTAAACAAACTGAACCTGCGTAAGTTTCTCTTTTGTTATCACCACCGTTAGATCTAACGTTAGATAAAAAAGTAGTATTAGCCATAAAATCCTCCTTGTATAGCTTTGATTATGTAGTCTCTATACCGTCTGCCTAGTCAGTCTACATAATATTAATTTCTAGGTCTTTTTATTATACATAAAAAAAGGGGCGATGTGAACACCGCCCCTTTTAAGTAATATTGGTANTAATTATTAGCTAGTAGGTAATTTACCGTTACCAAATACACATCTTGGATCAGAAAATCCAAAAGAGTATCTTTCTCTAGCTTTAAATCTTACGTTACCAGTATCAAAGTCACCTTCAATCGCAGTTTTGATTGGTGCTCTAACAAAGTGTTTAAACCCGTTAGGAACATCAGTCAGTAAGAAGAATGCGTCAGTGTCAGTTAAAAAGTTATTAACACTGTATCCTTGAGGGATCATTCCCATGCTGACAATTGCGTTGATATCGTTATCAGCTGTGCCGACTCTTTGAGGCGATCTCATTAATCTTTCTGCTGTGAATTGTAATTCTTTTGGAATTATCATTTTCTACACCACTTAATGCGATTCTTAATCCTCTTTCGTCAACAAATGCTGCGATGTCAATTAACGACTGTTCTAATGAAGTTTCGTTTAAGTCAGATGCAGTTGATAACACGTTACTAAATGTACCACCTGTAGCTAATGGGTGAGCGTCCGAAATTAACGGAACACCGTCTCCACCTTTTACTAGAAGTAAATTGAGCTTGGTTAAGAACGTTAGCTGCTTTTACTTGCTTCGTATTAGACATTGATCTTGCAAGAGCTCTTGTGTATCTCGCTGCAAGTCTGTCGTATAGGTTATCTTCGATTGCTTCTTCAGTGATAGCAAATGCTAAAGCGATAGTTTCGTGAGTGTATCTTGCTGTGAAAGTTTCACCTGCTTGATCAAACACTACACCAGCACCTTCTTGTTTCACTGGCGCACCAGCAAAACCTGATAGCATTACTTCTTCTTCAAAAGCTCTGTCAGATGTTTCAGTAATGAAAATCTCTTTATCTTGATTTTCATATCTGTTGTATTCCAGGCCGAATAAAGCATTCAAACCCGGCTCTAGTTCTTTTACTAGTTGTGATCGTGATATAGCCATGATTTATTCTCCTTATGCTAGCCCAGTTCCACCTTGACGGTAGAAATGATTGTTGATTCTAACAAGTATATTGTTGTTAGCTACACCTTCTTCAGAATTTGCAGGTTCTTGAGAGATGTCCATTGCTTGAACAACGAACGTACTCGCAACACCTGAAGTTCCTACGGCAAGCTGTACTTTTGATATACCTGTCTGCGTTACACCAGTTGTGTTACTAACAGAGTAGTTTTTGTAAAGATCTGCTCTACTAAATGCTGCATTAGCATCGATCAAAAACACAGCATCTGGGTCGTCAACTATGAAAGCAGTAATGTCACCTTGAGTAGGTGTTACACCGCCAGGATAGTAATTTTTAAATGTTGGTTTTTGTGTAGTTGGATCATTGTAAAATACTCCATTAAATACACCCACAACAGCAGCACTAGTGTTGGCAGTATGTCTTTCGATGTGACCAGTAGAAGTAGGTTTAACTAAATCTCCTTGGTATATCGCAGTTGCATAGCCAGCCTTAATGATGTATCTGTTTTGAGCTCCAACTAATGGTGTTCCGTCTAGTTTTCTGTAAGGTCTAAGACCAAACTTTTCACTTACGTTAGCCATATGTTTTCTCCTTTGTATTTAACGTTTTTACTTTTGACCCGGTAGGTATTGCAAATTTATTTTTTGCGACTACCACCAAAGGTCACTCTACTTTGCCTGTCTATATTGATAGGCATCGCAGGGTTCTGTTCCTTTAGAAGTTCTCGATCAACAGCGTTTATACGTTCTTGAGTCATATTCTTAAAATACTCAGCACGTTGCTCTAACAACTCTATTGGTATCCTTGCCAGTACAAGGCCACCAATTCCAATACATCCCTGATATTTGCCTTCGCTTAAAACTGGGTATTTGTCTCCAACGCCTTTTAACTCTTCGGCTCTTACAAACTCATAACCCTCACGAAGTTTTTTAGATACATTTGATGTATCCTCAAAACCTTGAACGGATGTTCGTATCCATCTATGGGCGAACCCGTTCGGTGCAGGTGGTGCATCCAAACTGGATGGTTGCTTCCAAACTTTTTTGGCTTCTTTCGAAACTCTTTGTTCGTCAGCCCGTGAAGTCCTATTATTATTTTCTTCTGTACTCATTATTTTTCCTCCTTCACGTATCTAGCGTATTCCTCTAGTGGCACATTTAATCTATTTGCAATAGCAACCTGTGANTTTGTGAGTTTCACGGNTCTGCGTCCNTGCTGTGANCGACCNGCCGANGCNACCGTTTGGACGGGTTTCGGTTTCTCTTTAACTGGCTTGTCATCAGTAACAAAAGATTCAGGAAAATATTTCTGAAGCCTTGTATTTACTTCAGTATAATACTCCTCTGAGTCTAGTTCAATACCCTCACGTGCAATATTATTGTGAATGGTAATAGCAGCATTGGTCATAACTTCATCTGTTCCAAACCAAGGGTTATCTTCAGCCCATTTTTTTGCTTTAGGCGTTATTTTTTGCCCAGGTTGTTGAGACGGTGTTGAGGTTTCTGCCGGTACGTTTTGTTGTTGTGTTTCTTTTGCTTGTTTTTTTAATTGCTCACGATTAGCTAATTCTAATCTAGCTTTTTCTTTTTCTACAGCTAATTGAGTTAACTTATCATTTGCTTCTACTAATTTAGCTGGATCTTGAGCCTCCATCGCAGCTTTCATAGCAACTTTAACTTGTTCTCTTTGAGCATCTACTCTCGCATCTAACTCTTTGAGATAAGCTTCGTCTTTTTCTTGAAACTTCATATCAGAAGTTTCAAATTTCTTTTTTAAACCTGTAGCATACTCAAGAGCCGCTTGTTCTCTTCTTTCTGCTTCTTTTGCTTTATAAACAAGTTTATCAATTCTTTTTTGATAATTCCTATTATGCTCTTGCAAATTAGGTTTTTCTTCTTCCTTCTTCTCCTCTTTATTGTCTGATGTTTCACGTGAAACTTCAGGTTGTGTTTCTTCAACTATTTCAATATTAGGTTTAGAAGTGTCTTCTTCTTTCTTCTCTTCTTTTTTTGGATGATCAGTATATCCTAAATCAACTTCACCAACATTTAAATTTGGTTCTTTTTCTTTAGGGGTTTCTTCTTTGAGCTCAACTGTTTCTTCTTTAACATCATCAGTATCAAGCTCAACTTCTTTTTCTTTTCGAAGTAGCGCATCCGCACTATAGTCTTTTACCTCTGCCATTTTTATCCTCCTTTATTAAAAT